TGGCACAGTTAGTCAATTAAATCCATTCCCTGTTTCAATTTCATCAGGAGCATTTTCTAACAATACTATTCCAGTTAGTTTTGCAGCAGGAACCACAGATGCATTTGGAAGACTTAGGGTAAGCAATCCCTTCACCGTTTTTGACAGTCAGCATCGTTATCAGATCAATGACAAATGGAATTATGTCACAAGTGGAGGCGGTTCAACTGTTTATGACACCAATGGCAGTCTTGTCAATTTGAATACTAACTTGGCATCAGGATCTCAAGTAATTGCTGAAACCAAAAGAGTAATGCCTTATCAGCCCGGTAAATCACTTCTTATTTATAGCACATTTACGATGTCATCTGCACAAGAAAGCTTGAGACAAAGAATAGGTTATTTTGGCGAACAGAATGGAATTTATTTTGAATTAGATGGGGAATCAGTAAATTTTGTGAAAAGAAGTTATGTATCTGGTTCTGTTGTCGAAACAAAAGCAACAAGAAATGGGATTTCAGACTGGAATATAGACAACTTGGATGGAACTGGACCTAGTGGCTACAACTTGTCAAATTACAGCAGTTCTTTGATTTTATATATTGAAATAGAATGGCTTGGAGTTGGTGATGTTCGTGTTGGTTTTGTACTTAATAACACATATGTACCATGTCATTCTTTTAAGCATACTCCTGTTGGTGGAAGTCCTATAAGCGGAACATATATGACAACCGCTTGTTTGCCATTAAGGGCTGAAATTACAAATAAAGGACCAATTGCTAATTCTGGTAATCTAAAACAAATTTGCAATAGTGTTATTTCAGAAGGTGGCTACGAAGGATTTAGCAGAAGATATAATGTAGATTTAGGAACAACCCCTAAAAATCTTACAAATGATGATGAGTTATATCCAATTATTTCTTTGCGTCTCGCTTCAGGAAGATTAGATTCAATTATTATTCCTTCAAATTTGAATGCAATTGTGACAAGCAATCAAGATGTTCAATATAGAATTATTTTGGACGGCACCACTAGTGGCGCAGTTTGGACTACACATTATAATGGCAATGTTCAATATGATACTTCAGCTACATCATTGGCAAGTGGAAGTGGAACAAATGTCATTGGCGGATATATCAACAAGCAAGGATATATTGATATTACCAGCCTGAATCAATTTAACTTTCAAATAGGAAGATTACTAGATGGAACAAGTCAAGTGTTGACAATTGCTATGGCTCCTACATCAGCAAACACGAAAGTTTTAGCTGATTTATCATGGTTTGAAATTGTTTGATAATTTGGTAAAAATAAATTATAGGACATATAAATAACATCATGGCTAAACCAAGAAAAAAACCTGTCAAGACAGAAAAACAACCTCAAAACAATCAACACGCAAGTGTTAAAAAACAACAATTTCATGTTGAGTTTTTGAATGCTGCTCAAAAATTAGCTTGGTCGGCATTTGACCAACATGATATTTTGTTTTTATTGGGTGCAGCAGGCACGGGGAAAGCTTTAACATTAAATTCAAAGCTTTATACTCGTAGTGGATATATTTTGATGAGAGATGTAAAGGTTGGCGACGAAATTGCTAATCCAGATGGTAATTTTTCTAAAGTGACAGGTGTTTTTCCTCAAGGTAAAAAGCAAGTATGTCGTGTTTATTTTAGCGATGATACCTATGTCGATTGCTGTGAGGAACACTTATGGACGATTTCTCATACTAAAAATAAAGGCTGGAAAAATCAGGTCAAGACAACTGCATATATTGAAAAAAATTACTTAAGAAGTGATGGGCACAGATCATTTTCTGTTATGGCTACTAAACCATTAAATTTCGACAGGCAAAAATTTTTGATAAATCCTTATTTAATGGGTATTTTTATTGCCGAAGGAAGTTTGACCAATTCAAATGTATGTTTTAGTTCTTGTGAATCGGAAGTTGTTTCAAGGATTACTAGTTCACTTTGCGAAGATTATGTTTGTAAATCAAAAACAAAATTTAATACAGAAGCTGCTGATCATCGTATTGTAAAGAAGAAAAGGAGTGGTTGTAAAAATATTTATAAAGAGGTATTAAAAGATTTAGGTCTTTGGGGCAAAAAATCTTACGAAAAGTTTATTCCTCGTGATTATCAGTATTGTGCTGTGGATCAAAGAATTGCTTTGCTCCAAGGACTTATGGATGGTGATGGCACAGTAGAAAAAAGAACAGGTTCTTGCAGTTATACCACAACATCTTATCAACTGGCTCAAGATTTTTGTCAACTAGTATATTCTTTGGGCGGATCGACTAGAATAAAAGTAAAAAAAGGCGCTTCTAAATCTGACGGTACTCGCCATAGAATTTCCTATAGATGTTATGTTAATCTTCCTCAAGAAATTGAAATTTTTTTCTTACAAAGAAAAAAAAGATTGTTAAAATCAAGAACAAAATATTTCCCAAAAAGATATATTGACCGTGTAGAAAGATTGAATTATGAAGAAATGCAATGCATTACTGTTGATCATAAAGATTCATTGTTTTTGACCGACAATTTTACTGTGACTCATAATTCGCACCTCGGTTGCGCTTTTGCAATTAGTGAAGTTTTAGCAAAAAGAAAAGAAAAAATTGTTATCACAAGACCAACTATTGAAGCTGGGGGAAGAGGTCTTGGGTTCCTTCCCGGCGATGCCGATGCTAAATTAACTCCTTATATGCTTCCTCTTTTTGATTGCATGGATATGTGTTTGGGAACATTTTCCCCTCAGCGTGAAGCAATTGCGAAGAGCGTGGAAATTGCACCTTTACAGTTCATGAGAGGCAGAACATTTCATAATTCTGTTTGCATTCTTGATGAAGCTCAGAACTGTAATTATGGCGAAATTAAATTATTTTTGACAAGATTCGGAAAGAACAGCAAAGTAATTATCACAGGCGACCCTCTGCAAAGCGACTTGCCTTGGAAAGATAGAGCTTTGATGAATGTTGTTGAAAAGTTGTCTGGTCTTAAGGGTGTTGGTGTCATTCAATTCAAACCTAGTTCAATTGTTCGCCATCCATTGATTGCTGGTATTCTTGAAAGGTTGGAAGATAAGGAGGAGAATGGCTCTAGTAGTACCTGATCTTGGTGAAATTGAACTTCTGACCAAGTTGCTCATTAACACAACTGACACAGAAGACTATATTGTAAGATTGTATCAGAATAATTATAGCCCAAGCAATACCACCGTTGTTGGTGATTTTACCGAAGCCAACTTTACCAATTACACAGCTAAAACTATTGCAAGAAGTGATTGGGCATCTCCTTCAACTTTTGCCACCAAAGCCGAATCGAGTGTTACTGCTCAATCTTGGACTTGTGGCATTACTGGTAATACATTATATGGATATTATGTAATTGGCTCGACATCGGGAGTATGTTTGTGGGCAGAACAATTCGCTGCTTCTAGGATTTTAGTTGACGGAGACATTCTTAATCTTACTCCAAAATTTACTCTTTCAAGCGCAAACTAATTCTTTTGCTGTTGCGTGGTAAATAATTTATATGACCGTATACAACGACACCATGAATGACGGTGTGGAGATAAATGGCTCCGCATTAGTAATAGCAAAAGTCAATGTTGACATTGATTTTTATTGGTCAGTAAACAATACAATAGAAGTTGATTTAAGTTTTGAGTGGTCAATTGGAGAAATACCTCTTTACTGGTATGTGATTGAAGGATATTTGAATCCTCCAGATGCCACTCAAGCTTTGGCGATAACAGTTCCAGAAAAACAAAACTTCATTCAAACAATACTTGCAAGAACTCCGAAGGAAGTTTGTGAGTATTTTGAAAGAGAAAAGTTACCTTGGCAAATTGTCAATATAAAGCGTTATAGACAGCCAGCAGACATTTATCTTAATGATCCAAATGTTTACACTAATGTTCTTGATCTTTTGAATTTTCAATGTCCTCAATTTTTAGTAAGCACAAATGCTATTACTTACATAGGAATGTCCGCCTCTGCCATTCCGGTTATTGCAAATTATATTGGAAGCGGAATTGCTAGTTTTTCTGGTAGCGCCTCAGCCTCTATTATATCTGGCGGCACAACTCCGACATCATCTTCGTTTTCATATGCGAGTACAGGTTTAGTTATTACAACAGGTGGATATGGATTATACGATTCATCTTTGCAGTTTGATTATTTGACTTATGCCGGAATAACCACTTATTTGGAACAAGAGGTTCTGTTCGGGTTGGGTTCAAGCACTGTGACTATTGTCCCAGCAGCCAACACTATCGCAACTGCATGTGGTGCATGTACGGCATTTCCTTCTGAGCTTTATTTGCAAATAAACTTAGAAAATTCAAACATTTTCTCTAAATTTCTGCAAAGAAATAATTTAGAGTTTAGCAAAGTCATGTCATTTTTTTATAATAGGCGTTTGGAGTCTTGGCTGGCTTTTCAACATTTTGTTGGACTTTCTGATGACAACACCACTGATGAAACATGGAGGTTTCAATTTGAGTGGAGTTGCACAACTAATTTCGGTGACTCGACTGGATTTCCAATGCTTAAGTTTTCCATGCTTGTTACAAGGAAAAATTTGGAAACAGGACTTAGTATGGATACAAGATTAGCAATTATTTTTACAACAGATTCAGTTTGTTCTGCAATCAGAAATTTCAAACAAGATTTATTATTTGATTTGAACACTAAAACTAAATATGTCACAAGCATAATAGGAGTTGTGGCCAGCAATGTTTTATTGTCTGATAAAATAGGAATATTCGGTTCAACATATTGGCAA